AGGCTTATTTTATTCATTTTTGGTAAAGCTATTTTAACTTCTTGTGGAACATTAACGAGTTTTTCCATTATATCTGCAAAAACAGAAGTCATCTTATCAGTAGAAAATTCATTCTTAGAATAAGTAAGCTGTTTTTTTGCTAAATTTAGATAATTTTTATAGTTTTTAAAGACATCTTTTAGCACCCTTGATGCATAAATTAGATTTACATAAAACCATTTAGATTCTGGTAAAATTACATTTTTCCAAATAACTGATTTATGAACTTGCTTTAAATCACCAGGTAATAATGTAGAATGCTTTAAAAAGTCTATATGTCCTGACCAATTTGGTGCTATAACTGGTTTACCGCTAAGGCTGGCCTCCAATAGGGGTCTTCCAAATCCCTCTCCTTTTGTAAATGAAACATGAACTTTAATCTTTGGATGATGGTATAACTCGTTCATTTCGGTTTCTGTTAAATCACCATGTAATAAATAAACTTTTGGTGAATTTTTTAATCCAGACTTTTTGACTATATTATTTATTCTTTCCTGCATCTGATTTCTATCTATAACGCTGAAGGTGGCACTGCTTGTCTTTAATATTAACGCTGGGCGGGTCCTAGAAGGATTATTTTTGAACGTATGTATAAATGTTTCTATTAACTTTCCTACATCTTTTCTATCGTGTCCATGTGCTCCGTTAAGCCAGTGTCCTACAAATAAAAAGCAAAATTTTTCAGGTATCTTTTTCAATTCTTCATTTATTTCATTTGATATTTTTGCTGTTTTATGAAATATATCTAAATCTGCCCCTTCAAATAAAACTTCTATTGGGGTTGTGCACTGTAATTCAGCTACTTTTTTGTTTGTATTATTGTCTACCTGGTCATATGTTGTAGTCTTAAACACAGTTTTTGCATGATTGGATGGTACAATAATCAAGTTCATTTTATTGCAGCCCTGAATCCAACTTGCATCGCATACAGTTGTTTCTATTCCTGCAGTAATTCCTATATTAAATTTACCTATAGGTTGAAATTCATTTGGCACAGAAAGCTGCACAAAAACATCTGGCTGTTTTCTAATACCTTGCGGACCAGCAAAATATTTTTCTAAATGCTTATCTTTCTCAGATACACCATTTCTTGGACAATCTCCCCAACGCAAATCTACGACTTCAATAAAAAATTTATCCATTGCAATTAAGGATTTCAATAAATCTCGTGCATGGTCCCCATAGCCGCTTCTTGAACTAACTGGACCCTGAAAAACTAAAAATTGTTTCATAATTATCTCCTAACTAAGTATTATACCATCTGGATATTTTAAATCCAAATCATCTGTTTTAAATAAACTAAACCTTTTTCTAGGCTTCCAATTATCGAATAATTTATCAGCCGATTTAACAAATTCTTCTCCCATACGTTTAGCTGTCATCATGGAATGTTCTGACGTCACAAATTCTCTACCCAACATTCCACGCCTATTTAATTCTTCTTCACCAAGATTATATGCTTCTGAAAGTTTATCTCTTATGTCATATATACTAACTATTGAATCATATATGTATGGCGTTGGTGGAGAACCTTGTAATGTTAATGTTGGCCAAATTGGAAAGGCCCAGTCACCATGGTCCTTATATCTTCCATCACTATTACTTGGCCATTCTGCAGAATAATCTTTAACTGTCAAATAACTTCCATCTTCTTTTTTGAATCCCATTTGGTCTTGTAAACCTCCTATACATGATGCCATTATTGGAGTTCCAGCCATTAAAGACTCGCAAACACTTAATCCAAATCCTTCTGCTGTTGAGGGCTGACATGTTAGATTAACTATATTATACAGATAATTGAGCTCTTTTTCATCAAACTTTCTGTCTGTAAATTTAACTCTATAATTTGGACAAAGAGCATTCACTACCTTTGGAAGATCGGTACCATTTCCGTCTACCCTATCTGTATGTAATAGCAAACAGCATTCTTTGGCCTTTTCTTCTCCTATATTATCGCAAAACAACCTGTAAGCTAGAATAAGGTTTGCTACCCCTTTTCTCCGTATGTTTCTACTATTAAAAAAGAACACAAATTCTGGGTCTTCATCACCAAATAGTTTAGCCCTGAAGGTGCATAAATTTGAAAACTCAGCATCAGATATATTTATTGGTCTAAATTTATTTTCATCTATTCCATGGGGCACATATGTTAAATCCAAACCTTCTATTCTTGGTTTATTTTGACAGACATGTTTATTGATATTATATGTTTGTTTTGAAATTGCCATTAGTAGGTCACATGATTCATAAAATGGTTCATTCCAATGTGGAAATGGCAAATCATCCCAAATATTTAGATACATAAGTGGTATAGTTTGTCTTATTTCATGTTCCATATTGTATAAAAATCCCCAAAATCTTGGGTCTGTAAAATGCATAATTGCATCTGGTTTTTCCGTACCTATAAGCTGTCTTAGTAAATCTGCATTTCCATAACCAGTTACTGGATAAACTGCAACACTAGCATCATGTACTCCAGTTATGTTTGCTATCTCTTGAGACATATCAAATCGTTTTCCTTGGTCTGGATGATTTATTGCTCCTCCAATTTGTACCCAATCATATTTATGACAGCTATTAAGCACAAGTTCCTTGCTCATAACACCTACACCAGAATGTAATCTCATGTCATCTGATAATAACAGTATTTTTTTCTTTTTTTGTATGTTTAAATCTATCTTTTTTAATTTTGGTAAATCCATATCCATAACCTTTATTCTCCTATCTAAAATCTTTTACTTAAATCTATTTTACTGTCTATTGTTTTTCTGAACCGTTTATCGGTATTATATAGGCATAGCGCCCTATTTACTAATTTTTGAAAATTCATTCCATTTTCTAAACAAATTTTCTTAAATGTATGTTGCTCTTTTTTATCAACCTTTACAGACGTTAATTTTATTCTTTCCATAACTTACCTTGCATATATATAAATATACATATATACATAAAAAAATCAAGTTATCACAATAACTTTTTTGCCAAATTCTATAGCATAGTTTATTGTGCTAATTGTGCCATTTGATTTAATTCCGTCTGGAATAAATGCTATCAATTTATCTATCGATTTTGCCAAAATCTTATTTCTTACAAAATAATTTTTTACTGAATATTTCTTTCCATACCAATCCTTTCTCATATAAGAATATAAATTTTTAACTGTGTGAGCAGGATTAACTTCCACATATTTGCAATCAAGTTCTAATGCATATTTTTTAGCATATTTATCAGCCCCATCAGGGCAGCCACCGCTAAACACAGTAAGATTATCACCGAATTTCTTTTTAAGGTTAAAAATTGTCTCTTTAATCTTTCTCCTATTTTCATATTTTCTGCTCCCTACTATTCCTATTCGCACAAAAACATTCCTACCATGTGTCTTCTCCCCATTCTTTATATTTTTCTTCTCCACCCAAAGCTTCCCAGTCTGAATCTATTGATAATCTTGAAGATATTCCGCCCCTTGGATTACAGTCCAATACTAATCTTAATCTTTGAGGGTTGTATACTTCTATCATATTATCATAAATAACATTTAATAATCTTTCATATGAAATTATTATATCTCTATATTGCTGAAGATACAACTTAAATGATTTTAATTCTACAACTTTTCCATTAGGATACATTAATACATACAGTGTTGCAAAATCTGGTTGACTATATACTCCTAAAAATGTTAATTCTGGCTGTTTTATTTTTACTTCGTATGACTTAACATCAGGATTTGGCAATCCTTTTAATATAGAAGTATCTACATCTTTATAAGTTTTTTTCTTTTTTCCCACTATATTCTTTCATTTCTTGGACACAAATCTTCTTTATCCTTAAATTCGCACCATTTACAATTTTTATGTTTTTCTCCTGCTATTGCTGGATAATTTGATTCTAAATTATATTTACCTTCTGGCGTAAAAGCTGTTTCTATAAAATTACTCAATTCTCTGTCAACCTTGTTTAATGAAGGCTTTCCTGCTGCAGGTCTTACTATTTGGATTCTTTTTTGTGGAAAGTCACAATTTTCCCAAAGTTTTCTCTTACAAATAAAATATTCTACATCAATATCTTTTTCATCCACGTTATATTGTTTTGAAAAATATCTCTTATATATTCTAAGCTGGTCACCGTTCTGCCTCTTTTGTGCATCTTTCCAGCCACGAGTAGAAGTTTTAATATCATAAATTTTTATCCTACCATGGTCTTTCATAACAATGTCCATGAATCCCATCATCATAATTTTTGGGTTTGACTCTGTCTCGCATAATATTGGCATTTCAATACCAACCAATTCACAATTCCTTTTACTAAAATATGCTCCACGTTTCTTTTTGAACCAATCCATTATGGCTACACCATCATTATAGAATTCTCCAAGCTCTGTTGGGTTTGAAAAATCTTTTCCGCATTCATCTACAAATTTTTGGTATTCTGTTCTCATAGAATCTAACAATATTTTATTGACATCCAAAGAATCTGCTTTTACTATTGATTCTTTATACATTGTATCTAAATAAGTCTGTAATGTTTCGTGAAAGGCCGTTCCAAATACTAAGAATATTGAAGGGTCAAAAACTTTATGCTTATCTATATATGCTAGTTTCCATGCCTTTGGACAATTCTTATATTTTGAAAATTGACTATATGAGATAGTCTTTTTTCCTAACATTCTTGCCTTTATTGCTAGGTCTTTAGGTGTTTTTAATTCCATATTATAATATAACAAAAATATTTGACATAAAAAAATCTGGCAATATTATTTCTTACCAGATTTTTCAGTATGTTCTATCAATCTGTCTAGGTAGGCTTTTGCCTTATAGAGGTCTTGAATTCCATTTTTATCTTTCCAACGAGTAATATATTTTAATACGTTTCCCTCAAAAAAATCTAGTCCATGAGAATATGCATAATCCCACATCTCAATTCCATTTGTATAATGTTCTGGATGTTTTACAGGATCAGATTTTTTACTCATCCTCAGTTCTAGGCATCAATTCTTCATTTATATTACCACATTTACAGCATTGAAATACTGGTAATGGTAAAAATCCTGCCTTTCCACTTGGTGATAAAACTGGCGAAATCTTTCTCAATAAATTTACCTGTAAAAATGTTGGGTTTCCGCATTCAGAACATTCAACTGCGTCTAAATCCTTTAGCTTTAATCCTTGCAAATTGTCTGCCAATTTATTTTTGAATTCATTGTTGCCAGAATCTTGTTTGTTGCTTTTAATAACTTTCATTTTATTTCTCCTATCCTATTCCGAAGCCACCACCCATCATCGGTGATTCTTTGTTTTCTTCGGGTTTTTTTGTAATTACACACTCTGTTGTTAGTAGCGTTGCTGCAACTGAAGCTGCCTTTTCTAAAGCAACTCTTGTCACTTTTGCTGGGTCAATAATTCCAGCTTCAAACATATCTACTACTTCTTCTTTTATGGCATCATATCCCCAACTAGTATCATATTTATCGTCTTCTGCATATTCACTTGCCATTTTATCTCTTACCTCTTTCCAAATAACTTCTGGGGTAAATCCTGAATTTTCCATAATACAATTAAATGGTTCCCTACATGCTTCTTTTACTATTTCGACACCTAATTTCTGGTCACTATTTTCTGTTTTTACTTTAATTTCTGCAGTTGGGTTATCTACAATCCATCGTAAAATCATACCTCCACCAGATACTATTCCTTCGTCAAGAGCAGCTCTTGTTGCATTTAAGGCATCCTCAACTCTATCTTTCTTTTCTTTCATTTCAATTTCAGATTCTGCTCCTATTCTTAAAATTGCAACACCGCCTGCCAATTTAGCTAGCCTTTCTTGATTTTGTTCCTTGTCATAATTCGAGCTCGCGTTATCAATATCATATTTTATTTGATTAACCCTTTCTCCTATTTCTTCTGTTGTTCCTGCGCCATCAACAATAGTTGTATTTTTATTATTTATGGTCACCCTAACAGCCGTACCATAAACTTCAGGAGTAATCTTATCTAATCTCATTCCTCTATGATAAGATACCACCTGTCCTCCTGTTAGAGAAGCTATATCTTCTAAGTTTTGATTTCTTCTGTCTCCAAATCCAGGAGCTTTTACAGCGGCAACCTTTAGGGTACCTCTAATCTTATTTACAATTAGTCCTGCTAGAGCTTCTCCATCTATATCTTCTGCTATAATCAATAATGGTTTATCTTGTTGTATGGCTGCTTCCAAAACTTTTACAATATCTTTAATTGAAGTTATTTTTTTATCATATAGAAGAATCCAAGGATTTTCTAATTCAACCTGCATATCCGTATTATTTGTTATGAAATATGGGGAAAGATACTTGCTTTCAAATTGCATACCTTCAACAATTTCTAACCTTGTATCTCCAGTTTGAGATTCTTCAACAGTCACAACACCTTCTCTTCCAACCTTATCTATGGCTTCTGATATAAGTAAACCAATTTCAGAATCATTATTGGCACTAATGGTTGCGATATTTTTTATTTCATCTGCCGTGCTTACATCTTTGCTTGACTGCTCTAATGACCTTGCAATATTTTTTACAGTAATATCTATTCCTTTTTTTAATTCTATTGGGTGCGCTCCTGACTCAATAGCCTTAAATCCTTCTGTAATTATCTTTGATGCCAATACGGTTGCTGTTGTTGTTCCATCACCTACTTCATCATTTGTCTGTTGAGCAACTTCTTTTACTATTTGTGCTCCTGCATTTTTTACAGTATCTTCTAATTCTATTTCTTTAGCCACGGTGACTCCATCCTTGGTTGAATGATATTCTCCATATTCCTTTTCTAATATAACATTTCTACCTCTTGGACCAAGTGTCGATTTTACTGCCCTTGATAATATATGGACTCCTTGCTTTATACCTAATCTTGCCTTTTCACTAAAATCTAAATATTTTGACATATTATTTTTCTCCTGTTTTGATTATACAATATAAATCTAATTCATTTATTACTAATATTTCTTTATCATCAATTTCTATTGGATAAGCTGCTCTTTTAGGATATGCTATAACATCTCCAATTTTACATTGTGATTTCATTTCGGTACCATAATTGTATGCGGAAGGACCAATTGCTTCTATAATGCCTCTACTAACTCCTTCTTGTGAAATGTCTGGTAAAATAACTCCACCTGAGGTCATTTCCTCTGGGTCTAATTCTCTAATTGCTAATTTTCCTCTGATTGGTTCAATCATACTATAACCTCCTTAAAATTTTATTCATAACTATTTACTAATATAAATATAAAACTTGTTGTTTATATTATCTCTTTTTCTTTTATTATTTCACTATATTCTTCTAATATATCCTTTACACTATCTATCTTATCAAATTCTTCTAATTGGTCTAAAACCTGTTTCTCAAAGAATGTTTCATAATCTATTTCAAATATATCTTTTCTCTTATCAATCAAATTTAAGTCTTCTTCATTAAGACAGATTGCCGTTTGTCTATCTCTGGGTTTCGTGCCTTCTTCGCAGTGACTCTTTATATAAAATAGATAAGGATTATCAGTATTTTTAATTGCAGTTTTTAACCTATCGTTAGCCCAAACTGATGCCTTAACATGTTGTGGCATGGTCTTAATATATTCATCAAACTTTTTTGTAAATGATTTTGATATTCCTATTTGTTTGTAATCAACAGATTCTATTTTTTCACGTAAAGCTATAACGTGATTTAATGTTAATTGTTCTCTAACTGCAAATTCTGCCATCTTATTTAAGGCGTTTTTCATAAATTCTGGAGTATCTTTACGGATAATGTTCATTCCTCTGATATATTTTTCGCCAGTATCTCTAATAATACCATAATATCTTTTCTTAGAATCTCCAAAATATATCTTTTCCATATCATATTCAAACTTAAGGTCCATCAGCATGTAATCTTCTTGTAGTCCTTTGTTATATTTTTTAACTAAGTCTTCTTTTAGAGATTCATTAAATATTTTTAACTGATTAACCATTTCTGGCTCAGTTTTTCCGTTTGATTTGATAAATATAGAATCCGTATCACCATATAATGTTTTGTGGCCGTAGTCCTTAAATTTTAATACTGCAAATTTTAATGCCTGTCTAGCAAAATATGTTATTGCATCGGCTACTTCAGGCTTATATAATCTAAATTGGCTGAATCCCATTGCTCCATATGCAGAATTTAATATAATCTTGTATGCCCACTGTCTTTTTTGCATTGCTACTCTTTCATCACCCACATATTTTCTAGAAGTTAATCCATCTGTTATCTCAACACGTTTTAAGAATAATTTTTTTAGCACATACGGTAGCAATCCAAGCTTATGTTCTTGTGAATAAAATAAATATCTTTCACCAAACAAACTTTCAACCTTTCCAGTATCTACGTATTTTATTCCATCATCTTGTAATTGTTTAACAACATCCTCAATATCTATTCCTAATTGCCTACAACCTTTTTCTGATGCTATAAATGTTTCTGGGCTTAGATTAAATGCCATAATTGAAGTAGGATAAAGCGAAGTATAATCCATTACCGTCACATCATCATGTTTTCCAGGTTCTGTTGGATTAAATACTATTGCTCCTGCATACGATTGTTTCTGGCCGTGTCTTCTTTTTGGAAATATAAGTTTTTGATGAAATTCTTTAAGAATATAATTATCAACAATCATTGATTTATAGAAAACCAGTCCTAATGAATCCAAATTTGCAATACTTTGAATTGCTGTGTACAATCCAAACATATTTATCTTATCATTTATCTCTTTAAGAATCTCTACGTCTCGTATACCATACTCTATAAATCCTTTGAAATTATCTTTCCAATCTTTCCATGTCACATGTGTTAATTTATCTAAGCCTTCTTCTCCAACAATTTCTTTAACAACAGTTGCTAGCTTATAGTTGGGTAAATTATATCCCATATCTTTCACACCTTCTAGCATATCAATATGATCTAATCCTTTGATATTTACTTTCCAATAATCTCCGCGTTTTCTAATATAAACGTCACGTATTGGTGAAAGGTTTTCATAAGGTAAACCAAGAACCCTACACCTATTTACAATATATGGAAGGTCATATCCAGCAGAATACCAGCCACTAATTATATCTACGTTCATCATATTTAATGTATTCATAAAGCCAAGTATCATGCTTTCTTCATCTTTACAAAGCATAAAAATATATTCGCCCTTATTTATTATCTTAGGTTCATCAAAATCTTTAGTTTTTTCTGGGTGCCATGAGAATACAAAATATTTATTTTTATTTGGTAAATAACATTGAATAGATGTTATTGATTGCTTAGCCTTTTCAGGCATATTATCTCTTGGATTTTCTGGGTCATACCATGTCTCAATATCAAAATACATGATATTTCTTTCAGTAGACCATTCTAATCCCTTATCTAATATAAAGTTAAATTCTGGACTTTTATCAGATTCATAAATTCTATCAGGATATTTTTTAGATATTTCATTTCTTATTTTTATTGAAGTGTACTTTATTTTATATACGTTTTCTTGATATAGTGTGGTATAAATTGTTGTGTCTGTGCAATCAAATTGCTTTATATCTAATATATCACCAATATTTTCTGCAGAATAATAAAAATAGTCCTTAAAGTTATCCACTTTGGTAACAAAATTGCCTTCATTATCATAGCCAAATTGGTATATCTTGTATATACCCTTATTAAATTTTGATGTTATTCTTGATAGTTTAAAATTATTCATAGTTTACCTTTATAGTATATGCGGCTTTTTTCTTATCTAGCATTCCTGCTTTTACCATATCTTGCATTATTGCCCAGCTCTCTTTCCAAGTGCTGTCTAACATTAATCCATGTCCTCCCTCTGCCAAAATTACCCTTAAAACCTGATTGTGTGTTATTGCTTTTCCGCCCAAAGAAGTCATAATTCTTTTTATTAACTCTATATTTGACTGATTAAGATTTATTTTTTTAGGCTTAGCTTTTTTTATTTTTTTAACAATGTCCTTATTTAATAATGAATTTGGGTTTGGTCCTTTTTCTTTTACACCCCTATTCCAATTGTCTTGGCTATACTCTTCATCAGTTTTTTTATAATCTTTGTCCTCTTTAACCATTTTAACCTTGCATGTCTCTCCAATAAGAACCTCTTCCATTTCAGTATTTTCAAACAATATTTGTTGGGATGGTTTGGTTGTTCTAGCAATTTTTCTTTTTTTAATTAAATGTGGGTTGGCTTTTAACCTACAATATACAGAATACTGGCAAAGACTAACTTCTGTTCCATATGATTTTAGCTCATTTTGTTCATCTTCAAATATTTTTATACCATTGGATGTTGTATAATTCCAAAGTTCTTTATGGAACTCTAAATCTAAAATTTCATGTTGATTTTCTCTAATCCAAACAACTCTTTCTCCTAAAGGTACCTCACTTTTAGTTAACCCTGGAAACAGAATTTCTAAAGTTTCAGTTGCTCCTGGTCCCGGTGCTACAAATTTAGAGTCATGATTAAAATTTAATTTTGGGTTTACTGAATTGCTTGTTGAACAGTGGTAACCATAGTAATCTCCAATCATATTTTCTCCAGTAAGATATGCAAATCCTTCACTAAGGTCTCTGGCCTCTCTCATTCCTTGCATAACTGTCTTTTTTGGATTATTTCCAGAAGGTAAATGCGTCCAAGAACCAATCCATTCAGAAACATTTGACCATGTTCCTTTATCGTCATGTCTAGCATTACCCAAATACCATTCATTAACAAACCTTCTTCCTGCAGTTTGTATACTGGTATGTAATTCAGTAGTACCCCAAATCCTTTCTTTATTTAATTTTGCTTGCACAGCTATTTTTCTTAATTCTCGTGTATACTCACCAATATTTCCTGTTTTCTTAAAATCCTGTTGTTCCTTACCTAGAAGTATAAAATCTATATGGGCTTTTTTATCATCATCTATTCCTGTTAAAATGTTATGTACTCCTCTAGCTCCATAAAAGTGAGAGATAATAGTATTACCTATAACATTTTGCCAATTTAGACCAGGGACAGTCACAATATTTTCCATAATATAAATCATTCTATCATCGGCTGTGATTGAAGGGTGAAAATATTCTACTTCTAATCCTAATGCTGGGTCAGTTGGATTGTAAGAATCAACTATACCTTTTTGAAATAGTGTTCTTCTATTTACCATTTTTACAAAATATTCATAATCCTTTAATATATCCCAATCTATAGAATTTCTTAATAGTTGGTCCTTTTTACTGCCAGCAGGTATTAAAATATTATTACTCATTTATTTCTTCCCAATGTCTCATATTTTCTTTTGGAGTAAAATCATGACAAACATGAATTACTTTTACCCAATCACAAGCTTTTTCTATTTCTGCTTTTTGAATTTCATCGTCTTCATAGAAAAATTCTACCTCAATCCCTTTAATTTCTCTTAACCATTGTAATGTGTGAGCTTTATGTATTCCAGATTGTTGTCTGCTTTTTGCTACAAATGGTACCTTATTAAAATGTACAATATTATTTATTCCATGTCTTTTTAGAAAAACCATAGTTTCAGGTTCTTCTTCATGACTTCTTCCGGTAATTATTACATCTTCTGGACCTGGACGTATTCCACATTTACCATTGCCTAAGTTTAATACGCCATCAATATCGAATCCGTTTACAACCTTCATTAGTCTACTTTTGTATTATGTGATGGACAGATTTTGTATAAATCTTCTGAACTATACCATTTTGTCTGATTTTTAGTAAATCTTGTTAGCTTCCTATTTGAAAGTGCATCACATTCATCCAAAGTTTCGCTAAACATTAACTGTTGTGGAGGGGTTTTTTGTGTAAATGCAGATGGTCCTCTTAATGCTCCAATTACTCCCATTTCTTGAGCAACCTTTAAGTATCTTATTGCATCAATAACTACTCCTGCGCTATTTGGACTATCTATCACTGAAAGTTGAGCATCTAAAATAACAGGTGCACCCATAAATCCTTCCATTTCAACTCTAAAATTTGCAACCTTATTATCATCATAATAGCTAATATATTCAGATGGTCCTGCATGCAAAAATGACTCGCTTGGGTCTACTTCTCTTATATCATGTTGAGAACGAATCACATTTTCTTTAGAAATCTTTTTAGATTTTAATCTGCTCATATCAATCATATTTAAGAAGTCAGTATTTCCTCCAACATTCCTTTGAATATGGCACTTAACTTTGTGTCCTCTGGCAAAGGCTAATTCTTGTAGCATCTGTGAAAGAATACTCGCGCCAAATTGAGATTTCATATCATCACCAATCAATGGTAATCCTGCATCAATAAACTTTTGTTCCCATTTTGGGTTTGATGCTATGAATACTGGAATGCAGTTAATGAATGAAATTCCAACATCAAGACATGTTTGAGCATAAAATTCTGTTGCCAATTGTGAACCTACTGGCAAATAGTTTATTAACATATGAGTACCAGTATCTTTTAGCACTTGAGCTACATCTACTGGCTTTTTGTTTGAAGCTCTAAATGCATTATCTTCATGATAGTCCTTCATAACATAACCTATTCCATCTAAAATTGGGCCCATTTGAACTATTGGACCATCTGGAATATTTCTTTCATATATTGGTGTGCAATTTGGTTTTGCAAAACAAGCTTGTCTAAGTGTTTTACCTACCTTTCTTTTATCGACATCAAAGGCTGCTACAACCTCAATATCACGAACATTATATCCACCAATATTTCCCATCATTAACCCACCACGTTCTTTACCACCAGTAAATCCCTTGTAATAAGTCATTCCTTGAATTATTGAACTTGCGCAATTACCAACTCCAACAATTGCAACTTTAATTTTACCATTTTTTCTTGCCATTTTTATTACCTTTAATTTTTATTTGTTTTATATAATATAATAAATTTTTTTCAATCGGAAAAATTATTTCACTTTTAATTTTCCCATAATAAATACTAAGTTAGAATCTCAAAACTTCACTTTTATGAACTTTATTTTTACAATTATTTTCCATATCCCACCTATAAAATTCTCTGCTTACATGAACGCTTTGTGGTTTTTCCATTGCATCAAAGGATAATTCTCTATTCTCATTTAACATTTTATTTGGCCAACGCAAAGCTTTCCATCCATTTTGTTTGCAAACCATATCAACTATTCTATTAAATCTTTTTACTACTTCTGTTCTTTTTGCCCAACTACCATAAAACGGGGTATCTTTATAGTATCCAGTTTTAGGAAGTTTTCTGCTTTCATTTTCAATCGGTATAGCGTGAACTATTTCTATATTTGGTATATTTAAGGATTTTAACTGTTCTCCTAAATATAGTGCCATAACTTCTATGGCTTTTAGATAATCTTCTCTTCTACAAAGATGATGTCTAATATCTATATTTCCAGCATAAAATGTTAAGTGTGTTAAATCATCGGTATCTATTCCAGACTTTTCCATTATTTTATTTTTTAATCCATCTCTTAATATTGAAAATAAAGTTAATCCATCATTTCTATTTACCATATATCCTGGTTGATACATTGAAAAGCAGTGACTATCTCCAAAACATAGCTTAGAAGTTTTTTCTACCCTATCAAATTTTTCTGTTCTATCAATTGCTTTTTGTACTTCTTCCAAATCTATTATTTGTGCCAGTGGAGAAGTTGAAGAATTTTTAAGTCTTTTAGATACCATTTCTACAAGGTCTGGTAGTTCATGTTGTAGGGATAAAAGTTTTCCGGGGAAACTTTCTAACTGAATCATTTTTTTACAAAATTCATCTCCTAATCCTCCAAAAAGATTCAATGTTCCTTCATAACTTATTCCTAAATAAAGTATAATAGCATCATAGTCATGAAACTTTTCTCCCTTATCTAAAATTTTTATATTAGTATAACCAGCATTTATACACTGATTCATTATCATATGGGCCCAAGCTCCATTATGATTTGATATTCTTTTTGAAATTGGACCAGTTAGTCCATCTATTCCAATTTTTGTATTTTTGTCCTGAATTTTATCTACTAGTGTTGTCATATTATTTTTTTATTTTATATACTCTAATTCCTTCTATTAAATCAATAGGTATCTTTTCTTCAAGTTGGTCTTCATGTCCCATAATCCAATATATTTCTTTCCATAGGTCTTCTATGTTTTCAAATGTATGGTACATGACTTCCCATTTATGTTTTGGTATTTCAAGTTCTACTTCCCACATATTTTATTTTGTTCCTGATGAACCAAATCCTCCGTCTCCTCTTGAAGATTTAGATTCATATAAATTATTTTCTTTTACTAATTCTATTACTGGATTACCTAATTTTAATAATACAAATTGTACTACCTTATCTCCTGGATTCAAATATTGCTGGGTTTTTCCGACATTGGTTAAGTTTATGTGTACTTCTCCTTGATAACCACAATCAACTACACATGCTCCAACATGAAGTTCTTTTTTAACAGCTACTCCAGATTTATTAAATGCTATTAGTGCATATCCCTCTGGTACATTTACTTTTACTCCTGATGGAATTAGGCATGATTCTCCTGGTTCTATAAATATAGGTTTATTATCTTCAGGTACAAAAAAATCTATACCCGCGTCTGTATTGTTTGCCCTAATTGGCGTTTTAACTTTTCTAACTTTTGATATTTTCATTATTTTTTCCCTTAATGTAATTATCCAATCCACCTAAATATGCGACGGCATCCAATAGATTGTCTTCTCTATAATTGTATGAGTGACGTGATAATTTTAATGCTACTAAAACAGCATAAATATCTTCAGCCACTAAATCTTTTCCAGTCATGCCACTTGCTATTTTTGCAGCCCTTTCCATACCTTCACTAAAAGGTCCGTATCTTCTTTCTTTTTCTTCTGAACGATTATTTACTACTTCGTCAGCTCTTTTTAATATTGATTCTTTCTTTTTCATATAAATAATTTTTCCATTTGATTGTTTGTGAATTCTACTAATTCAGATTTTGCCATATCTTTACTTGGTAAAAATATTTTTTCTTCATCTATATAATCTATAGTTATTTCAGGTTTTAAGATATATCTACTAGTACATGCATGAGGTCCCTTGTCTGTTAAAATATTATCTCTCATATCATAATGCATTTCATATAGGTGTAAACTACCAGTGCTGTGATAATAAGAACCTAATTCTAAGTCAGGATATATTTCTCTTAATTCATTTAACATTAGTTGTTGGAATAAACAGAAATTAAAAATATCATTACATAAACCAAAAATAATATCATTACTTCTCATGTTTACTCCAAGGTGTAATTTATTATCTCTAATAAATACTTGCATATATTGAGTACATGGAATATCAAACCAATTTTTAGTTTTATGATATGGTTGACCAATAACTATTGTACATCTTCTAGAATCTTTATCTTTTGTAAGTTCTTCCTTAATCCAATCCCATTGTTCACCTAATATAAAAGTACCATAATTAGATTCTACTTCTTTTTGACCATCTTGTATTCTTAGCCAGATATTAGCACATTTGCCTATATTTTCTACATTTCTATTTCTTGAAAGATACCATAGAAATTCCATAACAGCATAATTTATATTAAATTTTCTAGATGGAAATCCTATATCTAAATTTGTTGGGTCTGTTAATCTCATAGACCTAAATAGTAATTCTGTTTGATTACTGCCATTACTACTTACTTCGTTTCCAGAGGTAGATATTGCTGATAATTCTGAGAAAAATAAATCGTGTAAACTATTAAATTTATTCATGTAACCTAGTTATTTTTTATATAACTAATATAATAAAAATTTTTGAATCTATAAAACTTTTTTGTGATTATTTTCATTAGAACTATAAAATTCTTTTAGCTGCATGGCTCTATTATATATTGTTTCTAATGTTGTATTTTCGTTCCATTCAGAGAATCTACCTATAAGGTCTATTCCCATAATTTTTGTTATATTTAGATTATCAGATATTTGTGTAGATTCTACATACTTTAGAATTTTATTTCCCTCTATATGTTTTTCATATATATTTCTCATTGATTCATATATTATTTTATCATTTATATATGTCTTTCTAAAATATGGTTTTCCTGTCACTAAAACTTGCTTGTATAAATTTGAAATAATTTTATCTTCTTTTGATTCAAGACTACATACATAAACAAATTTGTCATTGTATGGTAAATTAAATCCTTCAAGACAATTGTTTTCAATTATAGAATCTATTATTTTACTTGTTCTATCCAAATTTGCTAAATCAATTATGTTTATGGTTGAAATTAGTCTTTCAAATTTGACGCTTTCATCACTAAAAAATATGGTACCATTTATATCAATATGTTCTATTGTTTTATCTATCACCCGTTTATTTACAGTTTCTTTAATTTTTTCAAAAAGCAATTCGAAACTGTCTTCTGGGCCTAAATCATCAATACTAACATATTTTTGGTATTTCAAATAATTATTTTTATATGATTCTTCTGTTATTGTCTTTCCTCTAGTGTAAAGTGAGTAAAGCTTTCCAAAATTTTTAGGCATTACTGTTGTGGAATTTCCTCTATCATCATAAAATCTTTGATATTCCTTAATCTTAACATCTTCAAATTCTTTTTTAACCAGGCCCAATAATGATTGATATATTATTTTAGGACCAGCGTTATAGTCCAAATCCTCAAGAGTTTTGTGTTTTATTAACGTAGTATCGCTTAACAGATAAGACAAAAAATAAGCTGCTGAATTATTTCCTATAATATATTTCATTTTATGATGTATCATATATAAACATGATATCAATGCTGGTAGAAAAAACTGTTGGACAACTGTCGTATGATGCTGTAACTTCAAATCTAGTGGATTGTGAAAGAACTGTTTCTCCATGTCCTTGGGGGTGCCCTACGTATGGCGTGTGGGCAATATTATTGTGTACGTTGGATGATGACCACCCAAGCATAGTTGGGAGTCCAGGAACCCTCCGGTGGGCTGGAAAGAAAGTTGGACATTCAACGAATGATTCAGATGTCATGGTATCTGTAAATGATCCCGTAACCAAGTCTGGAACATTAGTGGCTCCATGGGTAAGTTCATCGGCATGGTGACCGTAAATTGCAATTTCTCTAGCTTTCCACCTAAAAGTAAGTCCTGTTCCTGTATTTGACAGGCCGGAGTTTGCTACTGGGGGCGGCTTTATAGTTGTATTTGGCCAATTGGGATATGGACCATGTACTGGAGCCGCTGCAGAACAAGAACCCGAGTGGTCATAACTCATCATGGGCGGCCTAATATCTATCAATCCATCCATCTGGTGACAAAATGCACCGGATATGAATGGCGCAGGAGCATTATCATGAACTGATACTACTGTTGACTGGGTATGTGCCGTTTGCCATGAACCTGATTGAAAACTCATTGCAACTACATCATAGTATGTTATAATGGATGCTGAGTTATTAGCATGGTCTTGATTATGGTGCAGTGGAAACTCGCCACTTGCAGAAAAAAATGACATACTCGCCACAGGTATGTTAAATGTGACTGTTGTTTGGGCTGATGAAGTACATGTAGAGTCAGGTCCTCCACAACCAGTGGTTCTTAAAAATACAGGCATTGGTTGTCCATAGCTGGCAGTGTTGGATGAAGTCATAAAATAGTAGGAGGTTGACACATTTGGAACTGTGGTAACCATGTGCTGGGAAGAAGAAATTCTTATACCTCCAAGAAAATTGTGTGAACCACTGTTGTTAATATATCCTCCTAAACCGCCCACAACTATCTCATCATACGATCCTGAAAATCCTGCATTCATGCCATTATTTCTGGAAGTATCCCACCCCTCATCTGCTGTATTTTCTACAGTAAAGACTGCATTTTCTGCTAGTCCAGACCATGAACCAGCAAATGACACTGAAGTTTCACATGTACCGCAATCACCCACAACGTATGGGGCACCTACAAATACTCCTGGGGAAGGGTCTGGTTCTACCGTCATATTTACAGTATCTGTATCCGTGCAAGTTACCGTGTATGATGTAGATACTATTGTATGTTGACTGCTGCTCACAACATTCCATTGATAGGTTGCAGTTGTGCAATCTGCCTGCATGAATGGGCTTACTGGGTCAGTAAGGACATATATGTTTGAAAAAATGGGTGATGTAAGCGGTACAGATGGTTCAACATATGTCCAGAATCCGCTACCTGTTGCATGCATTGCGTAATCAGTTCCTTTTGAACATTGGGTCATATCTTCGCCTGCATTTGCTGATGCTGAAACTACCTTTATATATACCGTATCTGAAAAGTCGCAATCTCCATTAGTTATACATAAGCTCATTGTCCACATTCCTGAAAATGTTGGGTGCGTCAGATATGCTTCTGAATTTAGTGAATGAGAGTCACGGAAGTTTATAACTGGAGAAAAGTACGGTCCAAGAGCTTTTCCTGGAACCGTTGTACATTGCCAATCAATAACAGTTTGTCCACTATCCAAATCTGCGCCTGCAACACTCCAAGTTGGAGGTCCAGCCAATGGAAAGCTATATATTGGCCCAAATCCCTGCATAGATATAGTTGGATAACACTGTACATCATTTACTCCTGCATCTATTCCTGGGTTAAACCATACCGTCGTACTTCCAGAAATGTCTGGACAACAATTTGGAGTATATGTGACGGTTGGTACTTGTGGTGCACTCATGCTTGGTTGACCGCTGGCGCTATTAAAACAAAGGCTGTTAGAAACTGAAGCCGTAAATGATATGACGGTACTACCAAGAGCATGGGTTGCCGGGTCAGCTATAAACATATCAGGTCCATCTATAACTGATACAAACGCTCCTGCATCATCACAATCATAATTTATTGTATCATAATGTTCGGCACCAAACACATATGCTAGATTCGTTGCTGTGCCGTAATCTTGCTGACAAATAGATGAAGAGCCATTCCATGAAGGTCCCTTATTTAGCTGTAGTAAAAAACAGCAAGAACTTGTCATTTGTAGCGAATTAACGAGAATGCTTTCTTGATAACAAATATTCATTTCGTATGGCAATGCCGAAGCAGAAAATGAAAGTGTCACGTTGGTGACAGCTCCTGGTATCAGATCAGCATTTGTATTCATACCAACCGGAAACGGAGGGACATCCGGAACTTGGTACCACAATGGCTCGGATCCTAAAATTGAAGTTGAACCAGATAATAGTAGTGGACCGAAACCTATAAATGATTCTGTAAAAATATCCATTCCACCAATTGTAGCAGAATTAGAAACACAAAAAGATAATGTGCTATTGCATGGAATACCTTGTATGCTTGCACTCGGTCCACATGAGCAATAATTACTAACCTGTCCTCTTAAAACCATTCCATTTTCAAGCTGATAACTATTTGTTCCAGTTGTTATCCAATCTACTGCTATGCCGTCATAAGGACCAGTTGTTATTGACGTGACAGTGACAAATTGATATACATCATTTAACCATGAAACTAACTTTACTCCAGGTACAAGTTGCCATGCATAAATATACTGATTTTGAGATGTTCCTCCTCCTAACCACCGTAGAATTTCTTGTTGTGGGCTACAAGAAAAACTAAAACCATCGTCTGTGTCTATTTTCGTGTGGGGTTGATTTGGCGGGGTGCTACTTCCACTACCAACAAAAAGGTAAACAAAATCAACACAACCATTTAATCTATCCTTTGTTTGAACGCTTTCTGATAAGTAAAATTGTGCGCAATTAACTGATGGGGCCGCACCAACTGGTCTCCATGGATGGGGTTTTAAACTTGAAAAAACGCTTTGAGATAGCTCAACCGTTGTTAAATTACCAAACTCGGTACTTATGCTTGAAGTATTGTCAGATATACACATATATATAAATATACAAATCCAATGAATCTATTTACGCATCCAAGCATCTAATTCATCTGGTGAAGGCCACCTTAATTCCCTTTCGCAATTATCACAAACATAAACAGTCGTTCCAGCTCTGACTGTCTTTATATGTTTATACTTGTGTTTACAAGCATCTTGAAATTTTTTTATCTCTTTCTGAATCTCTTTTATTCTTGAGTTCAGTTTGTCTATTCGTACCATGAGTTGTCTCCATTAATTCTTTAATGTATAACTCATAAATCCAATCAGGTTATTTCACAACTACCTCCAGTGCAAGCCAATTCTCCTGAAAGATTTGTGTTATCTTCTATCTCGATAACCTCAGACAAATCTACTTCTGTTAGTGATTTCATCATTTCAATGTATCTGTCTTTGTTAATATCTTCAAATGGTGATTGTGTATATGTACCACCATTATATGGTAAAACTGCTAGTCCATTATAATATTCTCTGTTTTCCCACATCCATTCTCCAGTATATTCCCAATCTTTTTCTTTTAATGAAATGGTTGCAGATACATTATGTGTATTTGAACCTTTTCTGTGGCCACCCCTTACCCAATCAGTTGCAACTTTTTTAACTCTATCTAAAAGTTGAAATGGTGATTCTGTTCTCATTATTGCTCCTTTCGGTGCCTTTTGTGGAACTTGAATTACCGCAGTATCGTGTGGTCTGAAATATTCGTCTTCAATTAATTCAGAATGGTTTTTTTGTAAGTACTCATATATTGACTCATTCTTACCAACTCTTAATCTTCTAATATAATAGTTATTATGCCAAGCGTGTATACCTGAACTTGTCCCTAATACTAAAGAAGTTGTTCCTGCAGGTTTTACTGTAGTACATCTTGCTGCTCTATTTATTCCAATTAGTTTTGCAACTCTTGAATTTTCTCTTTTAACTACAGCGGCTGCTTTTTTCATATCATAACCCAGCACAACACCACTACTTATTCCTGTCATTGAAACTCCGATAAGAGCTTCCTTCTCTGTAGTTTCTTGCCAAACTTCTCTTAAATAATGGAACTCTGAATACCCAGCTTGCAATGTTCCAATGAATGCGGCAGCTTTTACCCTTTCATTCAAGTCTTTCTGGGATTGTATATTGGAAACATTTACTTCACAAAGATTACAGAATTGGTAAGGCCTTAAAGCTATCTCACAACAAGGGTTGGTTCCCCAATCCTTATCATTATTAAAGTAAATTCCTGGTTCTCCATTTCCTGATAGTTCTACTCTTTTCCATAAATCCATAAAAAATTCTTTACTTATTTTATGTCTCATTAGTACTGCTGAATTATTTGCTCTACCTCTTTGTGAATTTAATTCCCACCATCTACCGACTTTGCACCCAATCATTTCATCATCATCTGCGCTGAATAAACTAATAAGAGCTGCTCTTCTAATACCGCCAGCAAGTACTGCGTCTGCTATATAACACACAATATCATGTGCTTCAAGTGTTGTTAATTTATCTCCAGTTTCTTTTGTTTCAAGTATACCCTTAATTTTAACAATACATTCTTTTAGTGGTTGGGGTCCTGGGGCTTTTCCTCCTGATGTCACGAGCATGGCTCCTTTGGGTCTGATGTCGCTATAATCAAAACAAATTTTTGAACCGCCACCATTCATGTAAGATTTCATAAGCACTTTAACTGCATCAGCCCATCCCTCTATAGAATCTCCAATTAGGAATCTGCGGTTTCTTTTTGGGTATGGCTTTTGAATTATCGGTAATTTTTCAACATGATGTTTTTGTACTGAATAACCAACACCTGTGCCGCCTAACAGCAAAAACATTGTTTCGCTAAAAGCATCAATATGGTCAATTGGGAGATAAGCACAGTTATAAATTCTATTTGGAGAAATTTCAATTGGTTTTCCTGCAAATTGCATACTTCTCATTGAAGGAAGTACTTTTTTATCATAAACATATTGATATGCATTAGCAATTTGGGCCCTTAGTTCGGGATATTTTTTAAGATGCATTAGTCTATTTCTATCAACTAATTCTTCCCACGTCTCTCTTCGATTTAATTCCGGAACATACTTTGCATACTTCATGTAAACTGTGATTTCAGATAAAATCTGATTGGATATGTCCATGTTATGTTTCTCCATTTAAATAACTATACTTTTAAAAAAAATAACTGGCCGTTATACCAGTCATCAATAAATATCGATATATACATATATCAGTTCATCTCGTCAAATTTCTTTTTCATCATTCTTCTTAAATATTCATTGTGGTTATCCATTTCTTTTGTAGTTTCTTTTCCTTGTATTGACGTGTCTACATATATATCTATTTGTCCATTTGATGCATTCATTTTACTTGGAAAAGTAATTCCATCTGGTCCAAATCTATTTTTGATAACATGCCATCTACCTGTGTTAGCCAACTTATCTTCTATTTTTCTGCTTAATGATAATACAAAATCAGCTACCATTATTTTTGCATATGATTCTGCTATTTTTTCAGCTCCAATAATATCTTGTTCTAATGCACTTCTATTTGCTTGGGATGCTGTCCAGACTGGTATTTGATATTCCCCAGCCAAACCCCTTAAGTCTTCATATATGTTTCCAAGTTCATGTCTAATTTCTTTACCATGACCTCTTAATAAATCTGCATAGTCTACTATTACTAAATCAGGTTTTTTGCCTAGAGCTGCGCATCTTTGTATGTGTGAAGCTATTGTATTTACTGTTGCAGCCTTCGTTGGATAATATTTTACAATTAAGTCTCCGTCTAAGCTTCCAATATTTCTTTTAACTTCATCAATATTATATTTTAGTTCTTGGGCCTGTATTCCTGTAAATACTGCATCATATCTTAATCCTACATAAGCTGCATTTAATTCTAGAGTATAATGTATTACATTTAATCCTGCTTTAACTGCATTTGCACCAACGTTTACTAATGCCCACGACTTACCAATTCCTGCAGGAGCTACCATTACGCCTAATTCTCCGCTACCTAATCCACCATCCATCAAATCATCAATAGAATCCCAACCAGTTTTAACTGTGCTTCTAACAGATTCTAGGTATCTATCATCTATATGAATATTATATTCATGGCCTACATCTTTTTCAATTCCTGCTCTAAGAGCGGCATCTATTTTAGATTTTATTGAGTCATAATCCCCTCTATTTAACAATTCTACAGATTCAACTATGGCTTTTTTTATTTCTTGATTTTTGCAAAATTCTATAGCTTTTTCTTTTACAAATTCTAAATCTTCTGCTTCCATTTGTTGGAATGCAGATTTTATATTTTCAGCAACAGTTTTTTTTAGAAGGTCATTTTCTATTTCTATTATTTTAATCTTCATAGCTTCTATTGTCGGTACTGAATTATATTCTTTGAAATAATCCTTTATCATATCTAATATAACAATATTTGCTTCTGATTCAAAATATGAAGAATCTAGTAAATCTGAAATTTGCTGTAAAAATAATCGGTCCTTTAGTAATAAGGCTATGAGTTTTATTTGAAAAGAATATCCAAAATCGCTTAGCTTATTTACTTTCATTTATTATCTCCTGACCTTAATGCGAAGGAATTTAATATTGTGAAAGTATCTTTTAGCCATAATTGTGGGTTTTTTATATTCATATTTATAGTATCTTCCAATAACATCTGTAGAAATTTAGGTTTATTCAATTTTTGCATTGTAGCTTTGCATATATTATTTATAGATTCTTTAGCTCTTCCAGATATATCAACTTCTTTTAGTTGCATCAATTGATAATTTAACTCTAATTGTTCTCTATTATTGGATATATTTTCCATCAATTTTGTATCATCGTCAGAATTATCAATATAATCAAATAATTTTTCTAATGATAATTCTTTATCTTCAAATAGTATTGGTAATCTTCTCATTAAAGTTTTTGTTCCTGCTCCCTTTATTCCAGGTATATTATCTGAGCTATCTCCAGTTAATACTCTATACATTAAAAAATTTTTTGATTCTATTTCGAATTCTTCTTTTAGTGTGTCCTTAAAATAGAATTTTTTCTTTGTTGGAGACCAAACTTGAACTCTATCATCTACAAGTTGTAAAAAATCTTTATCAGTTGACATTAAAATACACTGGCTTTTTGGATAAATCTGTTGAGATATGTAGGCCATTGCATCATCAGCTTCTATATTTTCTGTAGCCATTACTGTTATTGGTAATGTTTGTAGATATTCTGCCAATCTTTGCAATTGTTGGCCCATAGCTATTCGTTCATCGTCAACACTATTAAACTCATTTATTCTAGTCATTCTGTGTTTTACTCTACGGTTTGCTTTATAGTCTGGGAATAATTTTCTTCTGCGTTGACTACCACCCTTGCCATCAAAACATATAACAACTCTTGTAGGTTTTATATTTCTAATGGCATATCCTATGGACATAAGAAATCCTGTTATTCCTCCTACATGCGTTCCATTTTCATTCACTGTTGGTACCACAACAAAACTTCTAATGAACGTGTTTAGTCCATCAATTATTAAAATTCTATCGTCCTTATTGCTATGTAGTCTATTATTTTCGTTAAGACTTTTTAGCATTTGCGCGTATCTTTTATCCATATAGATAATATAATAAAAATTTATCAAATAAAAAAATCAGGGTATAAAAAAAAGGCTCTTGGTCGGTTAAATAAATCGTTTCGATAAGTGAGGATTTTTAACCTTAACATTCTACACCACGAGAAGGTGGCCTTTTTTAGTAGAACAAACAGTTAAAGGATCCTTCTCTATATTTCTTAGAAAAAACCCTTTAACTGTTGTGAAACATCAACCCGTTGGGGGTGTCTCGTCTGTATGCTCTAAATCATCTATTCCAAAATTATCAACTTTGTATTCCATGATAACTTTATCGCATATTTTATTGTATACTTCATCCTTTAGATTTTGGTCATCTTCTAATTTTCCATTCCAATCTTTGGAAAGAAATTTAATTTCATCACCATTTTCTCTAGTGTAAGTATACCAAGAACCACCCTGTTTAACCATGTTATAGTCTTTAAGAACCCTTAGCCATCCTCCAAAATCATCTATTCCTCTATCAAAATAGATATCGAATTCGGCTGTTCTCAAAGGCGGGCCCAATCGGTTTTTTACAACCTGGGCCTTGGTTTTAATACCAACTACTTGGTCTTGACCTTTAACTTTGGTTTTAATTTGACCAGCAGCTTTTAACCTCAATCTACAACTTGCATGAAACTGAAGAGCTTTTCCACCGCTCGTTGTCCAAGGGTCTCCAAACATAACTCCAAGTTTCTGTCTAAGTTGGTTAGTAAATATCAAAGCAATTCTCTGTCTGCCAATCATCTGAGTAATCTTTCTCATGGCTTTAGATATTATAATAGCTTTACTGGTTGCCCAGCCATCCTTACTGTAATCTGCTTCTTGCTCTACTTTTGTTGTTGCTCCTGCTACTGAATCTACCACTATGGTTATCAGTCTATCCTTATCGCTTTCTCTAACTTTGGTAATGATATTGTCTATAACCTCGAATATATCTTCAACTGTTTCCAGCTGTATGTATAACATTTTTGATGTATCAATACCAAGTGCCTGAAGGAAGTCTTCATTGCAAGCGTTTTCAGTGTCTATAAATACTCCCAAACCACCCAATTTCTGGGTATTTGCTATTATTTGTGCAGCCACTAAAGACTTTCCTGAAGCTTCCATACCAGTTATTTCGGTAATTCTACCAACTGGTATTCCGCCACTCTTTTTATTAGATATAGCTAAATCAAGCATAGAAGAACCGGTAGATATCCACTCTGTCAAATCGGTTGGTGTTTCATCAGCTCCATCTAAGAAGTAAGCAACCTTAAAGTCCTTAAACTTCTTATTCAGAGAATCTGCTAAGATTCCTGCTAATTTATCTCTATCTTGTTTCTTATCTGCCATTTTTATTCGCTAAATAAATCATCAAAAGCTTTTGAAATATCATCTGTTTTTGTGACTTTTTTCTCATCATTTGAACCGTTTGATTCGTTTTTAGTTTCCCATGGTACATCAGTATCACTTTCACCATCTTCTGGATTTAACCAAGCCTCTAATGCAGCTTTTAAATCTTCATAGGGAACTTTCTTAAAAATACTAAATATTTCTGGTTGACCGTTCATAATCTTATCAGCCACAGTTTTATCTTCTGTTGCAGCTGTCTGATTCGGTTTAACACGAATTGCAGTTTTTGGATAAGATCCTGCTCCTTCTGAAGGTGTAAACTCAACTACAATATCTCTACCGCCATTTAAGTCTGTAATATCACCATAATCTGGATCAGCTATGAATCCTAATAATTCTGCATAAACTTGTTTACCAAATCCCCAAAATTTAACACCTTCACCTTCTTCGCCACGTACTATAACTGGTACATAAACTCTCATTTTAGGTTCAAGTTTTTTAGAAAGTTTCCAATCATCTGAATTTCCTGTTGATTTTAACTTTTCAGAAAATTCAACCACTGGGTCAGCTTCTCCATGAGTCACTGGTGAAAGATAATTTCTTTTGCCTAAGTCATAATGAAAAAACAATTCCAAAAATGGATTATCTTTATCGTGTTGATAAGGTACCATTCTCACCTGATTTTGTCCTGGTTTTGGTTTCCATAAATTGGAAGTCCTGTTTGTTTGAGACTGTAAGTCTCCGAGTTTTCGTCTAATTGCATCTAAATCAATTGCCATTTTTTTTCTCCTTTTATTTGTTAATTATTATTTAATATAATAAATTTTCTTGATATAAAAAAATTATTATAAGTTTATTTTATATGTTATTTCCAAAAAAGTTGCACAAAAATTATTCCGGTTGATAATACCAAAGATGTTGCAGTTTTCCAGCTTATTCCTTCTCCCATAAACCACCAAGTCATAATTGCATATGTTGAAATACCCAGGGCAAAACCTAAGAATCTACCAGGCCATATTAGACCATCAAAATATTGATAAGCGAATTTTGTGCCTGTAATAAAAGCATATGATATTATAGTGCCACCAAAAAATGATAAAATTAATGGATTTTTATCGAACCATTTCCACAGAAATTGTCCATTTGTTTGAAACCATATTAGTGTTTGTGCTGATACAAATAACAGAATTGTTAGCAGTAATTTTTGCATGAATTTAATTTTTAATTGTTAATGTTTAACTTTTATTTAATATAAATATAATAAAAATAATTGAAATAAAAAAATCCTAGTGAATTATTTTTTGAAATAATTTTTTATTTCAGTTCTAATTAAATCTAGCAATAGCCTTTCCAGCTCTTCCTTATCATTATCTCTACGTTGTAAATGAGCATCAGGGTCATACTTTGGTTTATTCAAAACAGTATGCCTTGTAATAGTTGGTCTATCGTGTGGGGTTAAATCTTCTTTTTTCATCATATATAAATATCAACGTTTTACCTTAATATATATTACTTCATAAACAGATGTATCTATTCTTCTTAATCCCGCATCATTGGTTAAAAGTATGCAATTTCTGTATCCCTCCCATTCTAATTGATAGGTTGTATCCAATACTCCATTATTACAAGATTTAATTATTTCATTCAATGCATTTATTGTATATAATGTATTTGTCTGTTTCTTTCTATGTAATGATATAGTGTCTGATAAGATTGCGATGTCTCCGCTTGAATCAATATTATACGTGCACATCATCTCCCTAGTATCTGATTCATTCCTAAGAACAAATAACTTATTATAGAGTATGTCATAAGCATCTATAATCTTATCAACAGTTTTTGATAAGACCTTCTTATTAGTAAATGTACATAGGAGTTGTGTTTTCATTACTTATATACCTCTTTAGTTGCTGTATCTAAATGTTTTGCTAAGTCTGGATGCAATTTCATTTCGAACTTAATAGTACCACCTCCATAGCCTCTTCCATCTTGGCGTATCACTATATTTGCTACTCTTACAGGCTCTTTACCTTTTATTTCATATACTAAATATGGTTCACCATTTTTAGTTTTCTTTACACTAAGGTTTTCCTTTAATTCATTAAAATCATCTGTGCCAAATATTAGTTTCATTGTTTCCTTGTCTAATGACATATCTCCAACTGCCATTGTTTCTTCTCCTTCTGAAACTGCTTTTAACGGAAACTCTTCTTTTATACTTTTTATCAATCCTTCTCTAACTTTAGGATTTGTATTTAACTGTTCTATTGCATCTTCTTGCATTTTTCTATGCGCTTTATCATCATCTTCTATATATTTTATAGCTGCCTTGTTGCCATTTTTAGCTTCTTGTTTAATTGCGGTTAATATAGCTTTAGATTTGGATCTACTACCTTTTCCAGATTCTGTTGAACTTATTTCAGATTCTAATTCTTTTTGTACTTTTGGTGGTAAAATAGTTTTAGCACCGTCAACTAATCTTTTTCTTTCATTTTTAGAGTATTCTTTAGGATCTGTTGGTGTGCCTTTTAATTCTGGATCCCAATCATTTACCATATCTCCTAAACCTTTATTAAGGAAATTTATATTTTTATCTTTCTTAAGAGATATTTCATCTAATATTTCTTCGCCATTAGATTTTCTAATTTTTAAGTACATGTCTGTGGAGAAACCTTTATTCTTTTTATAGTTAGATAATCCCATAGCCTCTACTTCACCTTCTGCATCCCATGAACTTCCAATAATTTCTGCACCTTCATCATATTGTTTCTTAACCCTATCCAATATAGCTTTCCTAGATTTTCTTGCGGCAGCCATCCAACTTTTAGTAATAATTCTTGTTCCTTCTTTCTTAAGATCTGGATTATTTTCAATTTGTGACTGTTCATGTTTTTCTAAAGATGTAATAAGTTCTTCAAATTCTTCATCTGTCATTGCAGATCCTGCCATTGTCATAAGCTCTCCTGCTTGTGCGCTAATCCGTCCTGCACCTCCAGGGAGATCAGAAAAATATTTCCAATTTGACGTTTCTTTATTTGCTTGCGTATTCATCATACGTTCAAGAGCTTTTGCATATCTTTTTGGAAACTTAGGATTTTTTGTTATACTTTCAGGTAATGTATATGGTGGAGGTATTGCATTTTTTTCGTTTTTCTTTGCAAAATCTTCATCTCCTGTAGGTGATGTGTCTAATTCTTTATTAAATTCTTCAGTTTCTGCCGGGTTACCTTTTGAAAGAGTCTTATCTTTTCCAGATATTTCTCTTTTTGGTTGTGGGTCAGAATCTTTTTCTACTTTATCAGTCTCTTTACCCTTAAATAAATCTGCTCCCTTTACTTTTTTCTTTTCTCCAGGTTCAGCTTTCTTAGCGTCTAAAGGTTCAGCCCTACCATCTTTCATGGCTTTTTCCAAGGCTTCCTTAGATTTGTATACAACTGTTCTTCCAGATTCCTTTGACCTTGCCTTAAATTCTTTATCTTCTGTTAGCTGATTTATGTATTCATATATGAATTGTTCAGAGTACTTGTATTGTCTGAGCACTGCTTCTAGAACCCTTACGTGCGAGCGCTTTTTAGGGTCAGGCATGCCATCATTTACACGCCAGGACCATTCACGAACTAAATTGTCTATAAATGCATTTTTCATATAATAACCTTCAATCTATAAATATCATGAAAATTTGCTAGATACATCATTCATGTCACCATAATTGATGCCTATGCTTACCCTACTTGGATATATCATGACTTCTTTTATTTGCATAATTAGTGATTTTCCATCATCTAAATTGAAATCAAAGGCAAAACTATCATATGTGTACAATATAAGTTTACTTTTATAGTCTTCCAAAACCTTAAATATTCTAACCATTGCATCAGAACTAAGCTCTGTTTCTGCAGATTGCATGTAATAGTTAAATAGCTTTTGGGGTGACATTTCTCCTATAACATATTCGTGTACCTTTCTTTTATATAAATATGTCTCGTAATACTTTTTCGACTTCCATTCTTTCCAAAATTTGAAAATAAAATCATTTACACCCTTAAAAAACGGTATTGCCAAAAATTCTTTAGGAATTCCCCCATATAATATTCTAAATGAAATTTCTTTTGACTCAGCATATTCTTTATCTGTTAGTTTATCAGTTGCAAAATACTGTTTGCCTAAATATTCGTGTACAGATGTTTTAGGTAATTCATATCCTATCATATCTGCAATTATTCTTAAGTGGTACGCATCATAATCTAATTCAAGTATTCTGCCATTTGTAAATCTACTAATATATCTATTGCGAGTTCCATCAGACTTATTTAATGCCGCGTAATTTATTTTATTGAAAGTATTACTTGGTCGGCCAGTTAAGGTATACGGATTGTAATTACAAAACTCATATCCATCATTGGTATATAAACCAGAATATTCTATTGTTTTTAAGCTATCTAAATATCCGGTTAATTTTTTGAATCCTTTAGAAGATATAATAGATTCATCAATAACATCTAACATTTTTTTCTCAAGTTCTTGGCAATATTCTATATGTTTATATATTGGAACTATCTTATTAACATTATTTCTTTTCCAGTACATAGAATATAGCCTATTATGCGCTGGAGTATATTCTTGTTCTATTTTTTTATTGTGCATATAATAAGATAAAGAGTTGCAACAATGAACATTCGTAAGATTAAAGGTATGACTAAATTCTTTAATGTCGTGTACATATTTCTTATTATCTATGTCTATAGCATCAATTATTTCAGATAAACTAAAATTTTTTGTTGATTCATCATGGTCTATGGATATATAATATTTTTGCATATTATTTAACGTAGAAACATAAATTCCTGTAAGGTTGGATAATCTAGGGTGAACTGTGTGATCGCAGGGTGTTGGTATGATAACTATATCTGATTCTTTGCAGTTTTTTGCAAAGTCACTAAAATCGTGTGAATTCTCTATAACCTTCATTTACTATAATATAATAAAAATAATTGAATCGGTAAAATTTATGCCAATGAATTGTAAGCTATTTTTGGTGTTTGTAAAATCTTTTCTTCTTTTGTTAGTTCTTCCTCATCAAATACGGTTTGGCTCATTGGCTCTAAATAATTATGGCCAGTAGGGGTGTGGTATCTTCCTTCCATTGGTCTATTTCCATGTATATGATAATATCCAACATATTCATCTCTATTTACTGTCATCAGTTGGTCTCCAGGTGAATATAGATTATCTTGCTCTCTAGGATTGGCATACTCTAAAGCATCTGACAAATATTCAGTTAAACCAGGCATAGTTTGATTTAATAGTGATATGGTTTTCATATTTGTATCTACTATTCCATGCTCAATAATTTGTTGTTTATGCAAGATATTAAATATTGGACCAGATATCTTCCATTCAACCTCAACAGTAGAATATAACTTATGGTGAGGAGATTTATCTTTTGAAACATCTTTATACGTGACCTTATTTATCTCAATTATTTCTCCTGTATTTAATTTTTTAGCAAAATACCTGGAGAAAAAACCTTTATCTTCTTCCTGTTGTAATATTGTTGGTGGAGAACTAATAACCCCGCCAAACTTCTTCGCATAATTAGTATTTAGCTTGTTATAGGTAAAAACGTTTCTATCTTTTACTACCTTTCTAAGCTTTCTGGTACCACTCCTTGGTTCTGACCCAATATAGGCCATTTTTCCCTTTAAATGATATGGACCTATATAGTAATTTGGTGCTTGAGTTTTATCACCTACATTAAAAACCTGGTATTCTCCACCCTTGGTGTGTAAATTATTTACTGTTTTATCCTTTCTATGTATCTTCATATTCTTCCTCTAACATTCTTCGTATCCTTCTTCATAATCTATATCATCTTCTATTTCATCGAATATCTCTATTTTTAAGGTATCTTTATCATCCATATCATGACCACCAGATATATCTTGCTGTGCACCATCTATATCAAACCAATAACCCTCAATAAGGCCTTCAGTATACTCTTTAACTATTTCCCATTTTCTACTTGCGGTATTTCCAGTTGCGCAATCCGTTATAGTTTTGGTACCACTGGATATTATTTCTCCACCAACCCAACCGCTTGGTTCTGGTTCAGGTTCTGGGGTTGGTTCAGTTTGTTCCTCTGCTATTGGCTCTTCTTGAGCAGCCGGTTCCTCTTCTTCCACTTTTGGTGGAGGTGGTGGTACTGGTGTTGGGTCATCTTCTAATATAGGTGGGGGGTATGGTGGAGTACCAAGCCCTAAAGAAGTTTTTCCATTCGTTCTCATAACAGTCTTTAACGTTGTCGTCCATCCAGATGAATCTAGACTATGATCGACTCCAATAATTGTAAAAAAAGTATTTCCAGTATATCTTGTTGGTAGATAATCCACAGTTAATGGTAATCCCCATTTTATGCCAGAAATACCATCAATAGTTATTCCAAGCTCCAATGGTAAGCTGATGCCTACAGCATACACGCTCATTTTATCTCCATCGTCGTCTTCTACTGTTGTTCTTAATTCTATCAATTTTCTAGTAGCAGTATTGCACGCCTCTATCTGTTCCGCACCGACATTATCTGACAACTTCCTTCTGGCCTCAGAATAAGCGTTGTTTAGCTCTTTTTGGTATTCCCCTTTTGCACCCGGATCGCCATTTTGTCCGTCCTCGCAGCAATCTTCATGTTGTGTCAGAGTATCTACCATTTTCATGTTTTCATAGTCCATATCCACAACAGATGCATTCCAAAAACCCCATTTTAGAGTGGCATCCTCTCCCATATCATGAGATTTTTTTGACCTATTTGTA